GAACCACGGTATTATTAACAATGTACCAATTAACCGACGTTTGGAGGTTGTACACATGTCCAAAAAATTCACGGAATCGCACTTCGCTCACGCGGCTAAGGCCGTATCCGAAGGCAAGCGCCTCATTCAAATCGCAAAAGAGATCGGGTTTTCCGCCGACATCATCAGCAAGCACCTTCGGAAGCGAGGAATAGAAATCCCCGTTTACCGCCGCACGGGCGATCGCATCCAGCTGCCCGAGGATGAAATCGTCACCATGTACCAAAGCGGACAATCCGAGCAGGCTATTGCCAAGCATTTCAACGTTGCCCGTCATGCCATCCGACGAAGGCTCGAAAGAGCTGGGATCAAAATGCGCGGGATTCAAGAGGCACAGCTTTTGCGTTTTGCTCAAGCTTCTGAAGAAGCTCGAAAAGCGATCACAAAGGCCGCTAATCTTGCCGTCACTGGAATTACTTGGCCGCACAATGAACGCGTCCGATGGGCGCAATCCCGAGAGCAAACGGGCAAAGTCGGCCGCTTCGGCAAAGGAGAGGCCGAATTTGCCACATACCTGACTCAGCTCGGCATAGACTTCGTTCGTCAGAAGGCCGTAGACGTCTATAACGTCGACTTCGCCGTCGGCCCCGTCGCCGTGGAATTGACCTGCGGAACCCTCAAATACCGAGGCGGGAACGCCGTCGAGAACAAGCGCATCAAAAAGCTCCTCGAATGTGGGTACAACCCAATCTGCGTTGAGTTCTCTGATGAGGGAGCAATCTGTCCGCTTTTTATGGATCAAATAATCTCCCTTGTCGAGAAGGCGTACAGGCTTCCACCCTTTAAGCGTGAGTACTGGGTGATTCGGTGTCGCACTACACACTGTGCCGTCGTCCGTAATGAACTCGGCCAATTTTCCCGTGTAGAGACGCCGATACAGCTTCATTGGGAATGGAAGATCGTTAAGCTTTGATTCCCCAACAAAACACCCCGGCAACTCCCCGGGCAGTACGTAGCGCCCAACATCGCTGTCGTACAGGCCTTTTTTTAGGTCGAACTTTTTGCCGTCCATCGCCTTGTGCGTCTCGCGGCTCGTGTGCTTGCCGGGTACGTGAATCCATTCGCCCTGTTCAACGCCAACCTCTAAATCGTTCGCGCGGCACAGGGCTTCGGTCGCCTTATTGCACTGATCGCGAGCAATGAAGTCCGCCCGGCGCTGTGTGATGTCGTAGCGCTTAGATAACTCGGACTTAAGCCCCGCCACGTCTCGCCCGTCGGTCACAGCCCGCATGACAAGCCCCTCGACCTCCTGAAGGTATCGGGAGCTGATGGACTTGATAAGCGACGTGTTGGCGTTCACAAGCGCGTCAAAAGCGTCTTGCGAAATCTGCCCTTTGTCAAAACGAAGGTCGAACGCCTCGAACCCCGAAGCCCGAAGCGCTGAGTTCTGCGCCCGGTCGACGTGGTCGCGCGTCTTCCTTACGAACCAGTCCGCCGTGTCTTCGGCAAAGTCCTGCGAATATTCTTCCCACTTCTTGCGCATCCGATCAATGATCTTTTGCAAGCGCTCGGCAGGGGACTCGGCCCTTGCGTCCTTCGCAATCCGCGGCTCTACCTTGCGATAAAGCCCCTCAAGCTCTTTGGCGACGTCTTGCGCCATCTGACGCACGAGCGACCGCAGTTTGCTCGCGTACGCCTTCCGAAGCCCTGCATTAGGCCGCACGGCTCGGATACGCACGTCAGTAGACTGCGCCCGCCTTGTCGCTGTCATCGCGCTCCTCCGTGGTCGTGCTGCTCATTTGGCCGAACGGGTCTTCAGGAGCACCCGGGGCCTCACCCTCAAGGTCGCCAAAGGGATGATCCTTGGCATTACTCAACGCCATGCGCACCTCGTCCTCTGAGAGCACGCCGCGATCAAGGTAGACGGCGGCCGTGTCGGCCATCATCTTCTTGACCTCTGCCGTCGTGCGCTCGTCATCTTCGTCGAGTGAGCAGAATTCAAAGCTAAGGCTAGGATCAATGTCGCCAAAGAGATTGATCTGCAGAATGCGCAGTATCTCTTCAAGCGGGCGCCGCAGAATCTTCTCCTGCCGCGTGGCGATTAAGTCGGCCTGTAGCTTGATGTCGCTCTCGCCCGTGGCGTTAAAGCCCGAAGGCGACAGCCCGAGCGTCTTCACCACGCCGCTTTGGTTGACGGACACCACGAACTCAAGCGACTGGCGCACAATGTCCGTCAGGCCGGTAATCGGCGTGTTGACCTGAACGAAGTCTTCTTTGTCCTTGTCGAGGAGGCCAACGCCGTTATTGTCGCGGAACTTCGCAAAGAACTTCACGCGGTCGCTCACAGGTTGCCACGACTTGCGAGCAAAGAGCTGAGCGCCCAAATCGGTTTTAATGAAGCTCGTCGAGAACTTTGTCAGAAGCGTGTTCACTTCCTCGCGGTTCTTGCGGAAGTGCGTCACGTAGTCCGAAAGCAACTGCGCCTGAGCGATGCCGAAAAAGTTGTACGAGGGTTTGAGTAAGTCCGGTACCTCGTTTTCCACAAGGCGGATCAGGCGCGACGCGTGCACCGCCGTGCCCATGATGTAGAACACAGCGGGCTTGTAAAAGTCTTCTTTCAGCGGGTCGGACGCGTTAAAGCTCTGCGGCGTCGTAAAGATCGGATCAATCACACGGAACGATACGCGGTCTTTAAGCTCCGTCGATCGTGCCGTCTTGTTGAGTACTTCGTCCGGCTTGGCGTGCCCCGTGTCAACAAACAGGAAGGCGCCGCCCATCAGACCCATAGTCGTGAGCGCCTTGTAAAGCGTATCGCGCAAGCCGATGCGGTCAATCTCTTCCTCTAGTGCCTTCTTTCGCTTGTCGTCGTCACACTTGATTTCAATCCACGCCCGCAGCATCTCATCGGTTCGTGTTTGAATGCACAGGCGAATCAGCGCATCCTGCGAAAGCTGTTGCAAAACGCCGTAGCCGACAAAGCTGACAAGGCTTGAAATCGCAGACCATTCGAACTTAGGCACGATGCCGCCAGCAAAAGCCGCGTCCATGGCGCCGTCAAGCTGTTTGTAGTGCGCTTTTGTCCCTGCGAGTGACCGCGCGGGCTTAAGCAGTTCGCGAATGTCCTTTTCCTGCGGGATCGCGTCGACCACCGTTGTGGTGCCGTCGTATTCGCCGGTGACCTCAAATCCAGAGGTCGGGCGTTTCGTCTTCCGAGATTTTGAAGCCATAACCGCGAGCCTTTATGTAATCGGATAGGCTATACCTAAGTCCGTCAATTATATGATTGTTTTTATCTAAGACAACTGGCAGAACCTCACCAGTCAGTCTATCCGTTTTGTAAGCGTAAAGCCTGAACTCGTCCGCCGTGTGCACACATCGCGGGTCGATAACGACCTTGTCAAAGCTACGGATAAAGCTAATGCCTTCCTCGATGCTCTCGGGCCATTTCTCAGCGCCCTCGATGTTGAATCCGTGGCGTTTCAGATAGCTGATTGTCTCAGGCCGAGCGCAGTCCGCCTTAATTGGCCATTTCGTTGACTCGGGCACCGAACGATACAGCTGAGGCAATTCGTCGATTTCAACCCCGACGCCGTAAGCCTCATAGTCAATATACAGGCGATTATCCAAGATGAAGCACCGAACCAGCGTCGACGGGTCACGCGCAAAGCCGAAGTCGGCGCCGAAGAAGAGCCGGTCGGCCTGTTTCCAAAGATCCTCCGGAATCGCCTCGACGACGTACTTGCCGCGGAAAATCTGCGCCCCGCTGATGGTGAGCGGGAAGCCCTCCCAAATGTGCTGATACTTCTCGTAATCGTTCGCCTTGTCCCATTCCATCTGCTCGCGCAAGACTTCAGGAAAATACGGGTTATCCGTATAGTTGACCTTGCGAACGTAGGCGCCCGGCGGGGGTGCCTCTAGGAAATCATTCGTTGGGTCGTCGACCGTGAGCGGGTTGAACGTCAGCCACAATTCCGACCCGGGTTTGCGGATTGTCGGAATCAGCACGTCCCACGACTTGCGCGAGACGGACGACGCTTCTTCAATCCAACAGATGTCAATGCCTTCCTTTGACCTAATCGAGTTCTCATTACGCAACAGGCCGGAGAAGATAAAGCGGCTCCCGGTGCGCTTATGCTCAATCTCCGACTCCTTGAAGTCGAACCGGTCAAATAAGCCCATGCGCTCCGCGGTATCTTTCAGCGTCTGATACGACGAATCGCGGATAGAGTTCTGCACCTCTCGACAGCACAAAATCCGCACCCGCCCGAAATCTGCCATAGCGATAAGCGCGCGTGCAACTGCCCAGCTCTTGCCACTTCCTCGGCCGCCGTAAAAGACTTTGTATCGGTGCGGCCTATACAGTTCCGCGAATGGGTCGGCGCTTCCGTTTGTCATTGCTTGGAGCCGCGGGCCAGCGCGTTATAAATATCCTGTAAGCCCTCGGGCGGTTTCGCTGTTGTGGTCAGGTCGCCTTCGAGGCGCTGAGTTTCCTTCCAGCCGCACCGGGACTTAAGATAGAAAATCGTCGCGGCAATGTTTCCGTTCTTGATTTGATCCATCAGCTTCCCGCCGACGAACACATTGGCCTTGGCCTTGCCTCTTTTAATGGCGGCCGCAAATTCCGCATAGTTCTGCTTGCGACGCGTCAACGTGTCCTGAGAAATCCCCAACGCGAGGGCGATTTCCTCCTCGTTGTCGCAGACTTGCGCGTACTCCTCAACCTTTTTCAGGTCGATTTCAATCGGTCTGCGGCCTAACGGCTTCGGCATTCTTTCGCCATTTTTGGAGTGAGGATTTTCGGCCATAAAAAAAGGCCATCAGGAGGGAGCTTCCTGATGGCTTAAATCGGAGAACAATTCCTACGGAGTTTCAGAAAACCACCGGAAAGCGAGATGCTGCGTTTCTGTCAGGTGCGAAAACGCAGGCCACAGCCTGCATTCCACCCGCTGATACACAGCTTCCAATTTTCCATAACGCATTATACAGGTCTCAGCCCTCAGAAGGCTAATTTGAAACGTACGGGCTAATCGTACGGATTTCGGCCTTCGGCTCGGCATATGGCCGCCTGAATTTGCTCAAGCGCCTGACGTAAGCGCTCCTGAATCGTACGCAGATTGACGCCGAGAAGGCGCCCTAAAAGCGCCCTATCCCGCACGCTATAGACGTACCACGCGAGCAACAGGTCTTTCGATCGTGCGTCTTTCATGCTTTGCCACGCGGCATCAATCAGCCAGCCTTCTGCGTAGTCCCCCCGCGAGAGTGCCCGGGCCTCGGCCTCCTCATCGTCCGGCCAGCGACGTTGATCGTCCTTCCCGAAAAGTTTCATATGCCGGTAAAGCATCGTTTCTTCGTAATGCGGGCGGTCTTTGACGACGCGGCCCCAAATCTCAAGGCGCTGATCTAAGGCGGCGAAGTCGGTCGGGATTTGCAGGACGATGTAGCGCGGCATTAGCGGGTGACCTCGTAAAGCGTTATGTCTGCTCGGCTCGCAACAGAATACAGCTTTGTCGCGGTTTCTGAGCATATGCGCTTATCGTCATCGTACGCGACGCCGTTTAGTGCGTCCTTCACGATCTTAAGCAGGTTGTCGCCATCAGGCTTTTGGTCGTACGGCGCCAAATCGGCGGCCTCGGTGCGGCGCTTTTTGCTCCACGACTTCGGCGGCTCGAAGAAGAATTCGCACTTAATCGCAAGCGGCACCCCGACGCGCTTTTGTACGCCCTGCGCCTTCATGGCCTCGATGCACGCGGCGCGGACAGCGGCCTCATATCGAACGGTCTTCTCCGGCGTGTAGGCGAACCCGCGTCGGGTAAAGCGCGGGCGGGCCTTCCCGACCGGCTTCCCCTCGACGGTGAACCGAAGGATTTCAGTAAGCTGCATTGACGTCCTCCGGTCGCTGAGCATATCGCGCGACCTTCCGAGCACTCACAAAGCGCCCGTATAGCTCCAACAGGAATGCCGGGCCGTCGTCGATGTTCATGCGCACGAGCTTTCCGAAGGCGCGAAACGGCACCGGCTGAGCGGGCGTCGTGCGGAATTCGAGCAAAACGCGCTCGCCGTATTCCGGAAGGTTTTGCAGGCGCTCTTTTCGGTCCTTCGTGATCTCCTTCCATACCGTAAAGTTTTGTTTTGCGACCCTAATCATCGTCATGCTGCCCCCAGTGTTCGTGATTCTCTGAACTCGTCAACGATGGCCCGAGCCTCTTCGGGCGTAATGTCCGCCTCGTCGTGCCAGTGACCAGCGTCCTCAAGCTCTCCGGCCTTTCCCGTCTTATCGACGCGGTATAGGTGCCAGTCTTTGGACGGAAAGAACTTGATGACGTACTTTCGCCCGGCCTCGTCCGTGACCTCAAAGGCCGTTTCAATGCTGTATCTCACCTTAGCCCCTTTGCCGGTCTCGACCGGCTTCATGGGTAATTCTGCGTTCGTTTGCGCGTAATGCCGACTTCACGCGGTCGGCTACACGTGCCATCCCGCCCGTTATCGTATCGTCATTGGCCTGCCTGATCTCGGAACACGTGCAAAGCCGAATCAGCGCTAGAAACGTTTCGCGGGTGCCTTCCCCGGCAACGATCTGCGTCAGCATCCGGCGGGCGTCGTAGGCGTCCATGATAAGCTCCGTGTCGCGCGTATCATCGGCCGCCCGGCGCACGGCTTCGAGCAGTAAGAGTTCTTCATCAAAATAGCCCGATGGCACGTCGTACGGCTCTTCAAATCGCGGACTGGCGTTCATACCCGACCCCCGAAAACAGACTTAAAAAATTCGTCGATCCTTTGGCTTTCTGCGTTTTTGAGAGCTTTCGGCGCCCCCTGCATCCAAAGCGTGCGCACGGCCTGAGCGCGTTGGTTTTGAATCTGTCGGTCAATGTCAGCGGCCAAATCGTCCAGCCCCGCGCGTTTTAGCGCACTCACAAGGTCTATAGCCCTTTGCCCGTCTATTTCGATTTTGTAGGTTGTCATGCTTCAGTCTCCTCAGGTTCGTAAGGCGTCGGGATGAGCCGCCACGCCTGAACGCTATACCGGCTCCAGTCGCCCGCAAACCCCTTCCCGGCTTCAAACGGCCTGACCTCCACGCTTAGATGCCCTGTCGGCCCTTTCAGCGTCACAAGGTAACCCCCGTCCTTTGCCGGATGCGTCGCCTCGTCGGTTTTGTCGTACCTATGCCAGCCCTCCACGCCTCGGCTTTCCAGCACCGATTCCAAGGCCTGAGCGACTTCCCGCAGCGTTCTTAACGCCGCTGTCAGTTTGTATTCAAGCACGCGCGGCGCCATTCTTTTCCTGTCTGTCATTTTTCCATTCTCCTAGATTTCGCGTCCGTCAAAACAATCGGCGGGCAGTGCGCTGTCGGGCAAAAGCCGCGGCAGTGCCCTGTCCGGGCTGGTACAGAACACGGTGCCTCTCTTGTCAAACCACAGCGGAACAAGGCCCATGAAATCGCCGTTTCGTTGTTTAGAAATACGCAGGAGTGAGTCAGCGGCGTCCTGATCCTCGGTCGGCGTGAGTTCGCGCTGTTCTGCCAGTCGCTCCTTGTCAAGGTTCCGACGAATCAAAACGAGGTTGTCAATTTGGTCAACGATCGCAGACGAACCGCGCACCGCGAATTTGTCAATCTCGTCCTTTTCGCTCCCGCCCTTTCTGACGTGATGGACAATGTGAATATGCACAGAAAGCTCGCGGGCAATCTGACAGCACCCCTGCACAAATTCCTTCTGCCCCGTGTAATCGTCCTCGGCGTGCACTACCTTCATGAGATTGTCAATGAAGATGTGTTTACAGCCGAATTCTTTGGCCATTACCACAGACACGCCTAAGACGCCTTCAATCGTGATCGCTTGCTTCTCGTTTGAAAGGAGCAGCCCAGCGTCCCGGCAGTACTTCAAGAAGGCTTGTATTTTCTTCTCGTTCGCCTGCGCGTCATATTTCGTAGGCAGACGCCCCCAGCCCTGCCGCAGCATTCGATAAAGCGTCCTTGCGGGCGTCATCTCAAAAGACTGAATGCCGACCTTCTGCCCGGCGGCTAAAAGCTGTAAGGCGACCTGCCCAGTGAGAAGGCTCTTGCCGTTGCCGTTCTGACCGGCCCACATCGTCACTTCGCCTTCTCTGAAGGCAAGACGCTTGTCAAACACGCACGGCGTGCCCGCTAAGCGCCCTTCGATGATGCCAAATAGCGGGTCTTCAAAGTGGTCAGGCCGATAGATCACGTTGCGGGCGGACTGTTGCCACGCGGCGAACGCGGGCGAGTAGTCACGCGGTTGCATCGTCATTTCACTTATTGTCTTGTCTTGCATAGGGTAGTTCTCCGAATTTCTTCCAATGTTTGTTTTTTAGGTGAACTAAAGCGCCGTCAGGCGTCCAGTAAAACGAATTGTCTCGTGCCTTGTCTCGGATCATCATCGCCAATTGGCGTGCTCTCCTCTCTGAGCCGCGAACGTATTCGATTTGACACGTCCGGTCTGCCCAAACATCCGGCGGAATGTCTGCAATGTTGTCGCTCTCTCGAATGTAGAAGTTAAGGACGCCAAAGCAAGGACTCTTGCCGTCACCGCACTCAAAGCCATCGCGGATAAGGCAGTATGCCGGGGCGAGTACGAACCTGATCTGTTGTTGTTCTCTCGGTCTGTATACGCCTATTTTTGCCTCGCTGTCTTCAAAGTACCTACGGGAATTAAAGAAAGCATCAATTTCTTCGGGCGTCAGCATGATTATCCAAAAAGCAGCTCAGCTGCTTCGGCCTCCTCTTCTTCTTCGGGCTTTCGCGTTGAACCAGCCGCACGCTTAAACTCATCAACTGCCTGAGCCTGCGTGACCGGTCTGTGCCCTCCGTTCGCTCCGAACTGGTTGCTTCTTCTGATCCAGTTTCGCCATGTGGCTGGCCAATCACGTTTTACTGCTCCTGCCCCTGCTTTCGCTCTCCAGTAGTCAAGAAAGCAATCGAACTCAAAAGCTATTTGATCAGGGGATAAGTCAGGACGTACTTTATTCGCCTGCTCCCTGAGTTCGTCAGTCAGCTCTGTGAATGTGATGCGACTGCCTTTTTTATTTTCGGGTTTAGGGGTAACGTCGTTACCCGTAACGTCGTTTCGGGTAGGCTCGTTGTGCGAGACAGGATCGAGCACAAGAGGAGCGTCAGCGTACTCTTCCCTTTCTTTCCTTTTCTTATTCCTTATCCCACCCACATTTTGTACGCTACCCGTCACGTACGTTTTGTACGCTACCCCATGTACGTTTTGTACGTTACCCCCGTTTTGGGGGTTACCCCCGTTTTGTACGTTACCCCCGTTTTGGGGGTTACCCCCGTTTTGTACGTTACCCTCATCCTCTAACCCTACGATTTCATACCAGTTCAACAGTCCAGATTTGCAGGCGCGTTTAACCGAGCGGATATAGCCGCCTTCTCTGAGTTCCTTCAGGGCGCGTTCAACCCTTCTCAGCGAGCAGGGCGCATTCTCCGAGTGGAAAAACTCACGGATGGTTTCGCGGCTCGGATTGCATTGGCCTGTGTCTGCGTTGTGGCAGAAGGCGAGAAAGAGCAAGACGGCTTGCGCAAACCCTCCGGCACGCGCCTGGTCTTTCACGTAGTTAATGGCTTTGATACTCATGGAGCGCCTCGGTCAACAAAGTGCGCTCGGAGCTGTGCCGAGCGTACTTGTATTCTACTCTCTCCTGCAGTTTTTTGCAGGGGTGCCGTTCGATTGGGAAGGCACGAATGAATGAACTTTTTCCCCATCAATCAGGAAATAGCGACGCTTCCCGGGGGCCTGAGTAGAAGAAATCCACGCTCCCTGCTTCAGTTCCTTCAACGCCCTCATCACGGTGCGTGGGTGTAGATGTGCTTCCTTCGCTATGCGAGCGGTCTCCGGGGAGCACTCCCCGGCGTCGTTCGCGTGTCGGCAGAGCACAACAAGGACAGAATGAGCTGAGAAGCTCATTTCGACGTCCATGTCTATGCAGTCTTGCATCAGCTGTAAAGACATAATCACACCCCTCGGGGCAAGCCCTTCCATGCTTCAAGCTTCGGGTACTTCAGCATGAAATAGGGCACGCGGCTTTTAGGAATGCCGCTCCGCTTCCATCGACTAATGGCCGGGGATGTGACGCCGAAATACGCGGCCATCTCGCTTAATGTTGAAAACTTCTTTTCGATCTCTTCGAAAGCCTTCTTTCTGCGCGCCGTCATTCTTGCGATTTCTATCATTTCTGTCATTTCTGTGTTTTCTGTCATTTCTGATTTCCTTTTAGGAAGTTGATCACCCTATTAGTTTAACGCGCGTTAAGACGCTTGTAAAGCCCATGCGCGCCATTGTGGCTTCACGCCTGTTCAGGCGTAGCGGTGCCGTGCTACAGTACATAGCAAACAACCTTGAGGCGGTGTCATGGAATTTAGTAGCTCCAGTGTTATGGCCTACATCCTCTATAAAGGAAAGAAGGCCGGTCATTCGATAAGCAAAACGCAGGCGCAGAAACTTCTTTACTGTTGCTATGGCATTGTCTTGGCCGCGCTCGATGAGCGATTAACAGACGAGCATCCTAAGGCATGGCCCGGCGGCCCTGTCTTCCCTCGCGCACTGATCGTTGATAACGGGGATCGCCTCACCACGTGCATGGCTGAAAGATTTATCGACTCATGCCCGGCAGACTGGCTGAAACTGATGGATAAGACGCTTGACAGGTTTTGGGGCTACTCGGCCACGGCGCTGGAAACTTGGTCGCAGCGCAAGGGCACACCGTGGGACAAGGCTGACCCGCTTGCATCGCTAGACGACAGAGAGATACAGAAATACTTTCAAAAGTTCGTGCCAATTATCCAAGGCGCCGCCGCATGAATGAAGCCGTCGCCGGGGTTCGGTTTTTACCTTAGTGTTTCTACTAGTGAAATAATTGACGGCTCCCCCTTTACTTTCCCCTTCACTTTGGTTAATATGCTGTCAATGGTTGAGGTTAATCCTCTGCCGACTTTAAGACTTGCCCACACGGGCCGTAAGGAGTGAAAAAATGACACAGACTCTTATCAACGTATCCGCCGCTAAAGCCGAGGCACTTTCCGAGTTCCTTGGCGCCATCAACGAAGCCGCCGCAAAAAATTCTTCCCAGTTTTTTAATCAGTTCGGAGGCTCAACCCTCCCCGCCCTCGGTGTGGAGCAAAAGATTGAAATCGCGGCGGCTTGCTTCCGCCTGATCCGGTCAGTGCTGACCGACGAGAAGGCGCGTGAAGACTTCCCGGCGCTCGCCGGGTGGGTCAATGAAGCCCTCGCCGATCGTATCGACGATATTGTCTTAGAGCAGTTGCACGCTGCTCCGGACTACCCGGAGGTTATCTAAATGCGATTCACGACCTACAGCAGGGCGGCTAGTAACGCCGCCTACGAAGCGGCTCAGGCCGCATGGGATGGCATGAGTCCCGAAGAGTTCGACCCGTGCCCTCGTGATCCGGAACAGTGGGAGGAGTGGTGTGCCAAGCTCTCCCAGTCGTTAGAAGTGATCTGCGACTGGCCTGCATACGGCATCCAGTTGGAGAGCGTCACGCTGGATGACATGGCCGCCGATTTGCTCGGCTCGGCCTACGAGGAATTAAGCCACGACGCCCCGGGCGCCATTGCCGCGTATTGCCCGCGCAATTCGCCTTTATGGGCCGCCATACAGCGCGTGTATGCGCTGGAATATGTCGGCGTGCCTGCCGACGCCGTGGACGGCTATATAGCCACACACTGAGCATAAAAACGCTCGGGAAAGCGTCCAGCTTAAACCCGAGCGAAATCACTTAAGGATCAAATAGAGGATAACATGACAACAGACAAAACCACAACCCCGGCCTCGGCTGAGAACATCTATGCCGCCCTTGCGGCGGCTCAGGCTGAGTTTAAGACGGTCGCGAAGAACTGCGTAAACCCGGCTTTTAATTCGAAGTATGCCGATCTGCAAAGCATTCTAGACGCAACCCGCCCGGCGCTCAATCGCCACGGCCTTTTTCTCTTCCAGCGCGTGACGTCGTCCAAAGACGGCGTAAGCGTTGAAACGGTCGTCTCCCACTCGTCAGGAGAAACGCTCTCAAGCGGCGTTCTGTTTCTCCCTGTTATCAGTCCTAAGAACCCGTCGCAGGCGTTCGGCAGTGCTGAGACATACGCCCGGCGTTACAGCCTGAGCGCCTTCCTCGGCGTGAGCGCCGACGAGGATGACGACGGCAACGGCGCAAAGGTAGATGAACAGACGCTGACGAATGAGCGTTTAGCCTCTGCGCTGGTGGACGTCGCCACAGAGGCCGCGCACCGCGGCATGACGGCATACAAGGAATTTTATGAATACTTAACGCCCGCGGCCCGAAAAGCGCTCAATGCTGCTGGCATTCATAGCGAGTTGAAAGTCGTCGCGGAAAGCGTAGACGAAAAAGCACAGGCGCAGGCCATCCAGCAGGCCGCCGCCGCCGAAATTGAAACTAAATCAGAGGAGTAAAAAATGACCATTTATATGAACAAAGTAATCCTGATCGGTAACGTGGGCAAGAAGCCCGAGCTGAAAGAATCGAAGTCAGGGCCTGTGTGCCGCGTGAGCCTCGCGACCACGCGGCATTGGACTGATGCGCAGGGTCAAAGGCAGTCCGAAACCGAATGGCATAACTGCACTGCCTTCGGTCGTGTCGCTGAAATCTTCGCCGAGTACCTTGACAAGGGCACGCAGTTGATGGTCGAAGGCCGGTTACGCACGCGCGAATACACAGACGCTCAGGGCGTCAAACGGTGCTCGACTGAGGTATTGGTTGAGCGCCAGCAGTTTGGTAGCCGCGGCACCTCGGACGGCCAGCCCCAGCGCCCGGCCGCGAAGCCTGCCAGCGCTCCGGCGGCGAAGAAGTCCGCGCCTGTGAACGCCGCTGACATTGATGAGGATTGTCCGTTTTAAGGAGTGCGAACCATGTTCGTTGATATGAAGAAAGACCCCGACGCGCCGAAGGCAACGGCGCTTGACTTGCGCGAAGCCGTGCGCCAAGCGGCTGAGGCCGTCGAAGTCGACCCTGAGACGGGGGAAATTACGGGCCTCGACAAGCTGCGTGAGGCCGAAGGCAAGGAGGCTGACAAGGTCGCGGCGCTTGCCCGCGTGGTGCGTGCCGTGCGCCGTGAGGCCGCCGCAGTCTCCGAGCACATTGAGGCCGAGAAAGCGATTTTGAAGCGGCTGGAAACGAAGGCCGATAAGCTCTCTGACTTCCTCGCTCAGTTCATGCTGAGCGGCAAGATCAATCGGATAACGGACGTTGATATTGAGGTTAAGGCACTCGCCGGGCGTGAGTCCGTTGCCGTGCTCGATATTGAGGCCGTCCCCTCGGACTTCATCAAAGTGACTGCGATTAAGTGCCCGCCTACCCTGTCTTACACGGATGCGCGTCGGCTTGCTAGGTCGATGGGCGCGGGCGCTGAGGTCGTGCGCTCAGTCGACAAGATTGCCGTCATGAACGAATGGAAGCTAGGCAAGAACACGATCACCGGAACGGCGATTTTCCGCACGCCGGGACTCAAGATTTCAGCGTGAGGGTCGTCATGATACTTGATCGCATTTTGGACTTACTGGCCGCCCTTGCGCTCGTAGCCCTTCTGCTGGCGCCGGGGATGCTCGTCGGCTTTTTCATTTGGGGCTTGTAAGTCCCCGGAGTATAAGAAATGGATACATCTTTCTTCCCGATTCTCTCCGCCACGACCGCGAAGATTACAGCGACGGCCTCGGAGTGGAAAGCATTACTAAGGCTTCTGCCGCCTGCGCGTGCAGCTCGACCGGTTTTGAGAAAAGCGGCGGATGGTGCGCGGTTTTTCGAGTATTCCCGGCTCATGAATGACTACATCGGCGCCCGGCTTCTTGTCGAAAGTTGCGCAGCTCATCGCGACGTTGTCGGCACCTGCGCGTTCAATGTCGGACAGCGTGCCGCCCTGACGTTCGTTATCTCTGCGCATCCGAAGGAATTTATAACGCCACAAAAAAATATGGTGTCTCGCGTTCTCCTTAAGGCAAGAGAAATCTGTGATCCGGTGAATGACCTGCTTTATGACCTCGCAATCAATACGGACAATGTGCGGGCTGATGATATTCGTCTCGATGCGTTGATGTCAGCTCAACAGCTCTCTATCGATATAACCGAATTTTCGAGGATGTCAAATGATTGACCTAAAGAAAACAAAAATGGTGATTCGCGAGATGAAGGCCGATCACATCTTCTCAAAGAGTGAGGCCACACAGCTCTCGATCCTTGTTGATCGCGTCAAGGAAGGCAAGGACGACGAAGCGATTCAGCTCGCGCATGGCCTCGCGGCCGAAATCGCTTTGAAGGTGCTTGCCGTGAAGAAGCTAGAGGGCTTTTTGAGGGGCGCGGAGGAGTGCCATGAGTAGAGCACTGAGGAGGCTGGCGAAGCGTGCAGAGCGCAAGCCCGGCCGAAAAAAGCAATGCCACTACGCAGGGGATGATTTGATCGTGCGCAGGGGTTATGGCGCACTGGCCCGCGTCATCCCGGTGACAGAAACAGAACAGCACAAATACTGTCTTGGTTTTTACGCGTTATTGGAGCGCTGTCGCTCAGGCGAGCCGGAGAAGGAAGGTAGTTGCTGGTCTGACTTGATGGGCGTTCTTATCACCGGCTTTATCTGCGCACGCGCCACGACGCAACCGGTTAACCTCTCGCGGCAGTTTCAGGCCGCCGGGGCGCTGCTTGATTCGGCCTATGTGCACTGGCAGAAAACGCATCAGATACTAGAAGCGAATTTCGAGGTCGTGCATCAGGCGATTGATGACCTTTGCGATATTGTCATGCAGTTGCGCAGGGATGAGCTTATGCGCGTCAACGAAACGATGCGAAACGACACGATCGGCATCTATCGCGACTTCTTCAATGACCCGCGCGCGTTTACTGAAGATGACAAGGCGCTTCAGGCGTGGTTGGCGCGTCAGTAGTAGGCAAAAGAAAAGCCGCATTAAGCGGCTTTTCCCCCTGCGTCCGATTCGGTCACACAGAGTGTACGGCGTGGCCATGTCCACCCGCGTTTATATCGTATCCGCAGGCCTCAAGCCTGTCAAGTATCCACCGGCTTTCTTGCTTATTAGCGTAAATACTAATTTACGTACGTTACTAACTAGCCTAACATACGGGTTATCAGAAACAACAAAGCCCGTAGGGCTTCGGAGATAAAAAATGAGAACCACCGCCAACATCGTCATTTCCACGTATACGACGTTTTCCCGCCACGGCGAATACGCTCGCGGGGAGCACTACATTACTTGCGTCGTTGACGAGCTTCTTTCGCTCGAAAGCGGCGAACTCGTCGCGCACGGGCAGGCTCAGCTGTGCACCGGCGAGCTGCCGGATGCCGTCAGCTACGACTTTTATAAGGATTTGACCGTCAAGGTCGCCTACTCGAAAGAAAAAGCGAAGTGGATCGCCACAACCGCGTGGCAAGAAGAATGGCTCGATGAATTTGGCCATCCGATGCCCAAGGACGTGGAAGAAGTCGTGTGCGCGGCCGACGGGCTGGCCTTCGGTGAGGCGAAGGCTATCGACGAATTCCAGCGCGAAGCGCAGGACGTGGCGGATAACATGGAGTTCGTGCTCTATGTGAACGAACTGACGGGGGCCGAAAAACTCGCATTCGTCAACGGCTGGGCGGCGGCTGGCGGCCCTGTTGACGCCCTCGGTCATGAGGAAGCGGACTGCACGCCTTGGGTGCAGAACAACACAATCAGTGTATCGGCTTTCGAGCTGGATTTTCTGCCGAAGACGGCAGAGGAATGGGGCCGGGCTTACTGGCTTGATAACCGCGCTCGTATCATTAACGAGCTGGCCTACTGGTTCAAACAGGCGAGCGGGATTGAACGGTCCTTGTGGGCAAAGGAACATCCGCTGCTCGCGGACGACGTGGCGAGGCGTGCCAATGGACTCTAATAAAAAGAACCTCGGAGGCAGGCCGAGGCTTTATGAAGGCGGATCACGCAACGTCACGATCAGCCTGCCGGTCGGACTTGCGGCCCTCCTGAAGGAACTCGGAGGGTCGCACTGGATACGCGATCGCCTCAGGGAAGTTCAGAAGGCGGGCGAAAAGCCGAAAGATAAGGTACAATGACCCCCGCGAAAACAGTCTATGCGGTCGGTTTTCTGAAAAGCCTCGTGGTGATCTCCAGACGCCACGGGGTTTTTCTTTGCCTTTAACACCGCATGGCAAGCCTATGCCGGCGCTGGTTTGAAACGTTTTTTGTGCGCATTAAACACCGGGGGGAGTTGACGCTATTTTTTTGTGCGTCACGGTTTCAGGGCTTTGCGGACGGCGTTTCGGTCTGCGCTGAGGCCGCCGACCAGTCCGCCGCCTTCGATAAGTAGCTCCGCACCCTCTGCAAGTAAGCGTTTACAGTCTGCGACTTGTCGTTCACAAGAGAGGCAGGCACTACCGGCGCCGGGGGGCACTCCACCACTGCAGGCGCTTGCGGCACGGCGCAGGCGCTCAACATCGTCACGCATACCAGCGAGCTGAGAGCCAAGCGCATCAATCTCGGCCTGCTTCTTGTCGACTGCGTCGGCGAGCTTCTTCGCATTGTCAGCCTCCCTTTTCGTTAGCTTCGCTTGATACTCCTGAGCGGCCTGCGCGTAATCGGCTTTAAGGCGCTGGATGTCCGCAGTGCGCAGAGCGTCCGCAAAGGCGTATCCGGCGCCGAAGACGACCACGCCCGCAGCAAGGTAGAGCCATTTCATCAGAAGAACAAGTGACCCAGCCCAAGGCCGATGAAGAAAGTCACGACCGACACGGTAGCCCAAAAGAGACGGCACTTGCGGCGCGTCTCTGTATCCATTTTGGCTTTTTCGGCCTTGAGTTTTTCGTAGGCGTCACGCGTGAGGTCTTCGGCCTTCACGCCGATTTTCTTAAGCCATTCTCGAAAGTCTTCGCTGTTCATCACATACTCCTTGAAAAATTTAAAAACGTATTTGATGATCTCTGCCTTGGTCATTTTTTGCGGTTGTCCCAGCGCGCTTTGAAGCCCCGGGCGTCAACATGGACAAAGCTGTCATACAGCCCTACACCTCCGTCTGTGTTAAGGTCTAAACAGAGGTCTTGCAGTTCGGGCAGGTCTTCTTGATGCTCCGGACGGATATCAGCCGCGAGGCCCTGAACGTGGTAAGAGTTCTCCACGCCGCCAACGGCGCGATTGTGCTCAGGCGAGCGATAGGCGCTGTTGACAATGATCGGGCGGCCCCATACCGTCCGAATTCGATTCAATAGAAAAAGCAGCTCCGATCTGACCTGTTGCTCCCCGAACGGAGAGCGCTGGCCGTCCTTGCTTGCAAGCTCTTTTGTGTCAAAGTATCCGATTTTCATTTTTGCCATCCTTCGGCTTGTTGCCGATCTCATCAACGGTCTCATCTAACCGCGCATTGATCTGTTTGAGTGCCTTACGAAGGATTGCAGGAATGCACCCTCCGAGGTTCATGCGGTCAAGGTTCTCGATGATGCTCATGAACTCTGTGAAGCCGTAGGCCGCGATGACAATGCCTTGAAACACTGCGAGATAGTTCAGCGTGTAGGAAAACTGCACATCAAGGCCGTGCGCGAAGCCTACGACAATAAATATCAGGCCCTTTTTCAAAAGCCCACGCGAGACGCATCGGCTTTCGAAGTCACGATTAACGAACGCGGCCGCCATGCCGGTCACGATGTCAGCGGCGATAAAGATCGCGAGCCAAATAATGAGCGGCTTTGTGTCGAGTCCGAAGAAAAACGAAAGGGCGCCGGTGAGGGCGCCCACTGCCGCGGCCACGATTTTCTCGGTGCCTTCCGGCAAGAAGTCAGTCGTCATGTGCACCCTCTCCGGCATTGATTACTTGTTTCGGCCTGAGCCTTTCATTGGGTGGAAATACACCCAGTGTTGACCGTAGACGTTACCGGGGACGGGATCACCCCAAATCTTCCAACCGGCGCCGATCCGAACGCACTTCCACACGCCAAAGATTCGGTAGTGCTTTACGTAGTAAAACTGCCAGCAGACAGGCTTTCCTGCCCGGTAGACTTTCCACCGGCACACGCCCGAAATGCCCGACGTGTCGCCGATTGCCGGATCGCCATAGACCCGCTTCACGTCTCCGGCCTGATGCTTAAATCCGATCACGTCAATGTTGAAGCCATAGCCGCAGTTTCGCCAAAGCCACGCTACCCGCCTGACGTATGTCGCCAGCGGGGCGGTTGATATGCCCCACCGCGCAAAGTGACCGGCGTCGCCGTCAATGGGGTTGTCCGGCGTCTGCCACCACCAAAGCCAAGACGGCAACCAGCCGTCTTTGTCGGCAAAGAGAACGACGAGCGGCGTTAGAAGACGTCCGAAAACGTCGAAGGCTATGGACGCTGGTAAATAACAAAGCCATCTCATGTACATGGCAACACCCATAAAAAAGCCCCTCACGTGGAGGGGCGTAGCAGTCAGGGTACAAAACGTACCCCAGCTGAGTGGTTAACAAAAAAGGGCGGCACCCACCTCCCTAAAACTTCCCCACTCTTTTCAGGGTGGGGAGATTGACTCTCAAACTACAGTGTAGGCGTCTACGATGGAAGAACGAGCAGGATTATCATCAGGGTCATAGTAGTGACCACCACCAAAAATCCCGTAATTCCCCACCGTCGTCGCGGCTAAACCGTACCTACGTTGACTCAGACGCGTAGGGGTGCTACGAACTAATGTCGCACTATAGGCATCTACCATGTTTTGATCAGCGACGCCGCCCGAATACAGGCCTCCGCCAAACAGTCCATAATTGCCTACTGTTGTTGCTGCTAACTCTCTTCTTTTGGTACCCAGGGCTGTAGGGGTGCTACGAACTAATGTCGCACTATAGGCATCTACTGTGTCTGTCGAATTGGTCGACCCCTGCGCTAAGTCCATTTCCCCGCCGCCAAACAGTGCAAAATTTCCCACAGTAGTCGCGGCCGATAGATACCTAACATTTTTCATAGGCGTAGGAGTGCTTCGCACGAGAGATGTGGAGTATGCGTCTACCGAGCTTAGAAAATCTCCATACGCATACCCACCGCCAAACAATCCATAATTTCCCACAGATGTAGCGGCTAATCCTTCCCTTACATGGCTTAACTCGGTAGGGGTGCTACGAACTAATGTCGCACTATAGGCGGATACATAGCTTAGGAATCCGCTGTCTCCATAGCCTCCGCCAAACAGCGCAAAATTTCCTACTGTAGTAGCCGCCAATGACCTTGAGTATGTTATTAACTTTGCCGGATTGCTACGAACTAATGTCGTACTATAGGCATCTACTGTGTCTGATTGAGATCTATCCCCCCCACCTAATGATAAAACCCCCCCGCCAAACAGTCCATAATTGCCTACTGTTGTTGCTGCCATGTTATATTTTCTTTCTGTTAGCGCTGTCGGAGTGCTTCTCACTAAAGAAGCACTGTATGCGTCTACCGTGTTCCTGAAATAGTAAGTCATGTAACCGCCACCGACAAACAGTCCATAATTGCCTACTGTTGTTGCTGCTAAGTCGCCCCGCGCTACGCTTAATGGCGTCGCTGTCCCATAGTACGATAGTTTCTGCTCCGCGGAGTAAAACAGCCGCGCTTTTCCACCCACACCAACGTAGGCTTTTTTAACTTTGCGCGCCTTGTTGGCGACCCCGGTGTAGATTTTTTTGACCTTGCGAGCCTTACCGGCCACGCCAACATAGCACGCTTTAGTCATGTTAGTAGTCCTGCCCCGTGATTTCCTTAAACTGCTCTTTCGTGATGACGCCTTTTCTCACAGCGAGGCGCACCATCTGAGCCGTCCAAAGGCCTCTGTCAAAGTTCCGTTTTACAAGCTCGTAAGTCATGCCACGTCTCCCATAGATGCAAGGTTCTGATATTCAAGTGCCGCCGCAATACGTTCTTCTGCCGACGGCGTCGTGTCCACTTTGGGTTCCGTGTTGATGATTTCTTCAATCTTCGCAAGAGCCTCAGATTCAGAGAGCGCCGCGTCGATCTTATACATCGTGCGCATCGCAGATAAATTCTGAAATGCCCACATCACCTCACCGTTTTCGTCCGTTTCAACGTAGTGCACGAATGCCAAAGCGGCGGGGAACTGTTCAAGAACTGCGTCCTTCGTCGCTAAGGCACCGTTGGGGAACATATATGTCTTTTCCCCGGTGTACTTTTCTACCTTCTTCATGTTTACTCCTTTTATTCGTAAACCAAATAAATCTCGCCAGTCGGTAATGGGGAAGTTCCTGCCGTCAGGTCAGTGGTGCCGCTCGTGGCCTTGACGTACCCCGAGTCATTTGTCAGCTGAGATGTCTTCGTCGGAATATCGCCCCTGAGGTTCGTGATGGCCGCCGCGCTGTCGTTCGCCTTCTTCTCGACTGCCGTCAGGCGCGTGCCCTGCGAAGTCACGTCAGCCGCAGAACCAGCGCCAATATTAGCGCGAGCTTGAGTTTGCTTTTCCTGACTCAATGTTTGCGGAATCACAGATAGTTTTGAATTAAAGGCCTCTCTCAATGCGGCCTGTACTGGTGTATCTGCCATTAGTTTTCCTCGCTTAAATTGTTGACCTGCCTTGTTTGAGTTCCTGAAGCAATGTCGTTGCAAACGGCAATGATTTGCGATTCAAGCGAACTCAAATTGCTCGCATTGGTTTTCGTCTGGCTTTCAAGATTCGTCAGGCGCTGCTGAATGTTTGAGCCGATCTGGCTCATGTCAGGTAGTGTCGTTGCCATCAAGCCGCTCCGGCGTTATACGCCTCACCAAAGGAGTAAAAGGCATTTAGTGCGTCGCTTGTCGTGTTCCCAAGATAATCTCGGTAATCGCGCGACGTTCCTTCGTATCCGTTATAAAAAGCAATGAGCTGCTGGATTATTTCGGTTGCAGGAAGGTCGGTCTTCAACGCGAATTTCCCGTTGTTTTCGATGTCCTGAGCAATCTGATCCTGCGCAATCTTGCGAGCGAGCGCGACAACACCACCGCTCATCGTTGTTGCCATCGCTCACCTCCATCAGGATGCGGTCGTGCCGTTACGGGCTGCTGTGTAAACGGCCACAAAGTCAGTCTGCGTGTCGCCAACATTCGCAGAGAGCGTGTTCACCGAGCTTTGCGCCGCGTCTGCAGAAGACTGTGCGGCGGTGGCCGCATTCTGGGCAGCCGTCGCAGTGCTCTGCGCCTTCTGCGCCGAAGAGGCCGCGCCATCAGCCGTCGTCTTGACTTCGTTAATCGCAGAAACCAAGTCCGTCTGCGTCGCCGTCTTCAGGCTGGTGAGAGTTCCGATAGATGCAGTGTTCTTACCGATGGAGGCGGTATTCTTGGAGACGGTGCCCGAAAGCGTCGTGACCGTTCCCTGAAGCGTCGTCAAGTCGGATGCGGCGGCCGCCCCAATGTTCGTGCGTGCCTGAGCCTGCTGCTCTGCCGTCAGCTGCTGCGCCGCATCATACTTGACGTGACCGGCCGCAATACTCTGAAGGGCGCTGATGGCGTCCTGATTGGTTTCGATAGCCGCAGCCAATTCCTGCAGCGTATCGAGCGCCGAGGGCGCGCCGTTAATTAGGGCGTTGATAGCCGAGGTAATGGCGGAGTTGATTTTCTCGCTCGACCACGTGGTCGTCGCGCCGGTTTCGCTGTCGTTGATCTGCGCGCCGAGATTTTTTTCGACCTGAGCAATTGCGGCCTTCAGGGAGTTGATTGCTACGACGAGCGAAGCTTTCTGATCGGTCGTCAGGTCGTCAAGGCTGCCGATATTGGCGAGAATGGTTTTAACGTCACTTCCGACCTGTGTAGCGAGTGCGCTGATTTGAGCGCTAAGAGTCGTTGCCATTTGGGAAATTTCCTCTTGCAGAAAGATAGATCTCTAAAGGGTCAACATCGAGCGGCTTGTCCGCTGATGATGCCCCTTGAATGCCCGGCACTAAAACTTTTACGACGGGCAGTTGTACCGGCTCAGGCACTTTCACCGACACCGGCTTTTCTAAAATTACCGTCACCGTGCACGGATTGTATGACGATTTTTCATACACGTGTAACCTCCGCAGAAACGACGGCTTTACCCTGAACGATCCGGGTTATTTCGCCGCCTGAAGATGTAATCTCAAGATCGTAAACAAGCGTTTTCACGGGGTATTTTTCGGTAGATTCATGCGGGAAACTGCAGGTTATTTTCCCGGCCGCCGCGTCAATCAAGATTCGCCCGTTGTCGGTCGTGAGCGTGTCCACCGCCTGCGCCGCCGTGACCAATACCCTCAACTGCATGGCGGCCGTATAGCCGCTTAGATTGATCGGCGTTTCGTCACCGTTTTGAAGGACGAAAGGCAGGGTCAAGTCCGTGCCCTGAGGGATGCAAAAGTTGTAGACAATCACGCCGTCACCCCCGCGATTTCATTGCAAAGCGCGATTATTTCCGCCGCATTCGCCGCGTCGATGTTCGCGCACGCCTGAGACTGCTGCTCAGCCGTCAGGGTCTGCTCGGAGTACAGAACGGCAGTCGCGTTTTGCTGCGCGTACTGTTCGGCCTCGTCGCGGGCGCTTTCTGCTGCGGTCTGCGCGGCCTGCGCGGCACTGGCTGAACCCGCCGCCGCGGTTGCGCTAGAAGCCGCCTGCGCGGCACTGGTTGCCGCCGCTGACGCGCTCGATGCTGCGGCCGACGCGCTCGATGCCGCCGCGGTCTGAGAAGCCTTCGCCGCATCGGCTGATGCCTTCGCCGCGCTGTTCGAACTCCCGGACTGCTGAGCGTAGTACTTCGCCGAGTAGTCGATCTCAGCGCCATCGGGCAGGTTGTTTTCCGTCACCTTGCCGTCAGTCTTCACAGCCCAAGCCTGAGCGAGCTGAGCATTCCATTTGGACGAATAGCCGGCACTGTCGACGGCGCCCGTCATCAATGTCGCCCAGCGCTTAGACAGGTCGCTACTAGCCTTCGATTCGCCAGCAGAAGCCGCAGAATTCTGCGCCTGAGTCGTGTCCTCTGTGACCTTCTCGGTCATCACGGCCATGTTCTGATTGATTTCCTCGCGGATGGCGTCCGTATCGGTCACGGCTTGCTGAGCAATTCTCTTCGCATCTGCCGCTGTCGCGTTCGCAGCATTGGCCGTTCCAACGGCTTGTGTCGCCGCGGCATTCGCATTATTTGCCGTCGTCTTCGCGGCATTGGCCGTCGTGACAGCCTGCTGAGCCGTCGCCTTCGCGGCATTGGACGTTGTTACGGCCTGAGCGGCATTATTAGACGCCTCAGTCGCCGTAGTGACGGCATTGGCGGCATTACTTTCCGCTGTCTTAATACGGCCGTCAAACGTGTTAACAGTAGCGGTTAAGGTGTTGACCTTGCCAATTGCAGAGTTCGCGGTAGAAAGCGCCTCGGCCGCGTTCTGCTGAGCGGTGTTTGCCGTGTTGAGCGCTTCAGTCGCCTTGTTCAGCGCCTCAGTCGCATCGCCCGTTGCCTCGACCATATAGTCGCCGAGGTTGTTAATCGCGTCTTCTGTCTGCGTAAGGACAGACTGCCCGCTGATTGCACCGGTCGGCGTCTTGACGTAATGGAAACGAAATTCTTTTGATGTCATGGCTTTACTCCGGCAACTTCACAAAATAGGCAAGCCGATAGAACGGCGGGCGGTCTAGCGTGAGCGTCTGCGTCTCAGACGAGCTGGTGATTGTGTGCGTGTGCCCTTTGCCTCCGCCCGTGTTATTAAGGTTCATGCTGTGGCTGTGGGTTCCGTCATATGAAGTGTATCCAGTCCAAGACCGCGATGCGGCAAAGCTCATATGTCCCCCCAGCGCATCATTCTTGCAACCGGCCTGACTGCCTGCGCTGGAATAGAACGCGCCTTGAGCACCTTCCGCAGCTTCGTTATCAGTTGGCCAGCTGCCTGTAATCTCCATCGTCCCGCGCCCGTGCGCATGGCTTCCCGCCGTAGACGTTGACCCGGTGTGTGAGTGCGCCGGAATTTGATCAATCGTCAGAACCGTTTCGCCGACAGTGCCGTTTACCGTGACGCCCGGAACCTGAAGGCTCAAACCGCCGCCGGTCTTGCCTGCATCAGTAACACGGCTCGGGAGCAAAAACTTGTCGATGAGATTCGGCACATTCCCGCCGCGGCCATCGGAACCGCCGTCGCAGAGGACGTAAGACTCATATGCGTCTGTACTGCCCCACGGGATGAGCCTTCTGCCGTCAGAGCCGCCCAGCTTGCAGTTGTAAAACGGCGTGACCTGACCGGCCAAGACGCTTGGCAAGTCCTGATTGCTCCAAACAGTTTTGTCAGCCGAGGGGTTGACAACGCCCTTGGCAGTCCCCGGGCCGTTGGCGACAAGACAGCGATACTTCACGCCGCCCGAAAAAACTTCATTATTCGGCTCATAATCGAGCGTGGCGGTGTATTGCATGATGCCGCCCTGCTGGAACCAGCAGATGTAAGTCGAGAGAAGGTAGAGAACCGAATTAAAGTCTTCTCGGCGAGGCGGGATCCCCCCTTCACCTATAGGCAAAGAGTTCCATTTCCCCCAACCTTCTTCTTGCGAAAGACGGCCTGTACCTGCCTGCAATGCAGTAACTGGAACCGCGCTTTTATCGCCGTTTTGGGCAATAGGGCATGAAAGTAAGTTTTGAGGATAATTGCTCATTTATTGGCTCACAAAGAAAACCCCGTGAGAAACTTCCCACGAGGCGTTGTTTACTTCTGTTGTCTTGAAGGTTTAGAGAGATTTTCTTCGCTACAGTTGTTGCGAATCCTTTGGTATATCAGTCCTCTTGATAGACCCGTTATTTCAGCTATTTCTGTAATTGTCCTCTGCTCCCCTCTGAATGTCACTCTGATCGTATCACTGCGATTTTGTGCGTTCTCTAGGCTCGTTACAAACCGACAGTTTTCAGGCGAATAACCTTTGTCGTTGTCGATTCGATCTAATTGCAATCCTTCCTTGTATCCGTTTTTCAACGCCCAATCTCTGAACGTTACATAATCGGTCGCCCACTCTGCGCACACAGATATTCCGCGTTGACCGTAGTTTTTGTACTCTACGTGTCGTTTGCAGGTGCATCGGTTTTTCATGCCGCCCCATACCATGTACAGCTTTGCAGCCTTTTTCCCAAATGGTGCGTCCCCGTGTTTTAAGTGCGTTTCTCTAGCCCTTTTAGGTTGCAAACAACCGCAAGAGCGCGTGTTGCCCGAGGTGAGTGAGGATGTCGCAACATCGCACTCGTTTCCGCACTCGCATTTACAGCGCCACATATAACGACCTTCTTTGTTTTTGCCGTTCCGATACAACGCTGTAAGCAATCCGAACTTCTGTCCCGTTAAATCAGCAGGCTTCATCGCTTTCCGTTTGAGTGAACACGAGGATAACGACATTTTATCACGGTCAGGATCTATCGCCAGAGATCGTCCGGCCCGGATTAAAAACCCCCTGATCGAACGGCAACAGGTCAGACCCTTCAAACCCAAAAATCTGCTCATTCGGATAGATGATAAGGAAATTGGTCATCACGCCTGCAGGCCTATTGAGCAAACCATATTCCTGAAGAACCGTCGCTTGCAAGTCTGAAATTGAACCAACTACAACAATGGATTGGATTCGCATATTCTGGTAATCCACTGCAAACACCTTGGTATCCGTCAACCGGCTGAGCATTCGATTCATCGTGGCGCACGTCGAATCCGACACGTTGCAGACCGCGCGATACATCAGCAGGAAACGAAAATAGTCGTCATCGAATCGGACATATTCGTCTTTGACCTTAATATAGCGGTCAATGCCGATGCGCTTGCCCCACCAGTCAAGAAATACGCCCTTTGCCGTCTGTACGTCGGCAACCTGCACCGCGATATCATCGAGCTGATCCGTCGCGTCAATCTCGTCTTGCAAAATCTTTCCGACGGCGTTCATGCGCGGGGCGTGAGCGTACTGGCTTTGCATGGCCACAGACGCGCGACTTGTCACGTCGGCCATTTCGCGCACGTCTTCGGCAGATTCAAAGTTCTGCCAAGTCTGTGAATCGCTCATGGCTAACCTCCAAATGTCAGCGTAATCGTTTCAGGCGAGATTGTCGGCGACTCGTTCGCAGGCACCTCAACCGAGGCCCCTAGTGCGCCCTCGTTCAGCCCCACCGTAATGGCCTTGACCGGCGACGTCGTAACGGCCTGCACGCATTTATAAAAGCGGGAGGCGTAAACCGTGCTCGCGAGAGTCACGCGCGAGTTATCAAGCTCGCCTAGGAAGTCTTTAACAATGGCCTCCTTGACGGCGGTCTGTGTCTCGGCATTCATGTCTGCGCTGAAAAATTCGACCTTAACGCGGAAATCGACTGCCGTCGGGCGGACGATGCGATACGTGTACAAGGCGTTAAAGTGCTCTTTGTCGACGTGCTTGACTTCCGTCTCGCCATTTGTCCCGCAACCCCCGGACTTGCGCTCAAAGATCACGCGGGCAATGTCCGCGTCTTCGCCGCCAACGATGCACACCGCAATGGAATGCGGTTCAAGTTCAAGGGCGTATTGTGTCTTTTTTAAGTTCGTGTAGTTCTCTAAAACGACACAATCGAGTACGCCGTCAAGCTGCGACAAATTAGCCTGAATATTGGACACAGTGCCGTTTGCGTTCATCGCGTAGGACTCTTTCATTCGGTTGCGCAACTCGCCATCCGGCTCAATGTCTCGGCCCGTGGCGCCCGCGGCGGCATTGTTGACGGTATCCCACCCGGCGACCACGGTCACGATCTTCGTCACGGTTTCCGGGCCGATTTCAATCGGCCCGTGCTCAACTGTTGCAAAGGTCGTTTCCAGCGTGCCCGCGTCTCCGATCGCGGCACCCGCCACGGCAATGTGGCGCAGTTTATTGCCGTTCGCATCCTCGACGATTGCGCCGTACGGTATCACCGTTCCGCGCAGGCCCGTGCACGTGCAGACTACGACAGTCGGCTCGGATACCTTGCGTTGAAGACCGTAAAGGTTCGCCAGTGCGTCGAGAAAGATGCCATGAGCAACATCGGGGTTGTATTGATTCGCTAAAAATCCGACTTCGGAATTCTTAGCCTCAACCTCTGCCGTCGTCAGGTCGACAATCTGCCCGAGCGGCGAAGTTGAATCGACGTTGACGGGATCGCCGTTGGCGGCGGCAGGCATCGCGTCCTGCACGGCCCTCGCCAAATCCTCGCGCACTTCACGCGTCGACGGAACCATTACGCCCGTTTTCTGATTAAATGTAACTTGTGCCATGGCCGTACTCAGTTTCGATTTCAATTGTCCCGCGCAAGGTGCGCGATTTCTTGTCCATCACTTCAAGGTTGATCGCCGTCACCGCCAGCACGCCCGGCACGCTGAGCGCCGCCCGACGCAATCGGTCGGTGACAATTGCAACTTGCAACGGGCGGCCCAGCTGATCCGTGAACCAGTCGATGCCCTCATCGTAGCGAAAGTATGCATCATGAAGGAACAACCGGCATTCGTTGCAGACGTTCTGACAGATCGCATCAGCTTTATCCAGCATCTTCAAATTGCCATTGGCGTCGAACTGCAAGTCCCAGTCTGAAGAAAGCCCTAAAGTCTTCTGAGTGTGCATCTCGCCCCCTTAGTGTGGCCCTGACGTTTCTTTCCCATCGCCTTGCTCGGTGTGGGTGTGACTCGTGAGGCTGATACCGCTCGCCGTAACGTCATCAGAAACCTTAATCGAACCTTGGAATGTAGCAGTCGCGCCCCCGGTGCCGCCCGTAATGCTCATGCCGGACGTGCCGGAGATGTGGCCCGTGACCGTCAGGTTCTTTTGAATCGCGACGTTGCCCGTGAAGGTGCTTTGAGGGCTGTCGACCGTCAGCGAACTCGATGCATTCACTTTGGCGGTCTTCGTCACAACGGTTGCCGAGTCCTTCGCGTTCACCGTGACGGTTTCGCAATCAACGATCACCGTCGGGCTTTCCAAATGGTGCTGCTTCGGTGCGACGACATGAATCGTCCCTTCTTCTTCGATGTGAATGAAGGTCTTCGGCACCTGTCCCCAAAAGCCGCCGATGTAAAAGCCGTCGGACATATCAAAGCATCGGAACGTACCCGGCGCTACAGGCGTATTGCCGCCCGTCAGCCGTGAACAATCCTGCTGAGCAAAAATCGCTAGCCCAATATCGCCCACGACCGGATCACAAATCACAGCGGCGGTGCCGTGCTGAAGTCTGAAATACGGCAGGTGCGGAATGCTCACCGGCTCCAACACATTGCCGTCGGCACCCGTCTGACACACAAGGGGCGTCGCGTCAACGTACAGGGCGCCGCTACCGTCAGCGGCCCGCTCGACAACGTCAACGCGGACGGGGATGGCGGTACTCACCATCTGTTTGACGATCGAACGCGTGAAAAATTCCTGTGCGTTGAGTTCCGACCCTAAGGACGATACCCGCGCATTGGTTTTAAGCTCAGTCATCTGTCAACCCAAGTTCCTGCGATTTCTGTACGCCACGCGCCTCCGTTCGGAAGGTTGGCGGCTATGTCGTGCGTCACGCTGTAAATTTTCCAAACCCCCGTGGCTCGCGGCATCGAGCTTTCAATTCGGCACAATCCACAGACCATCAGGGCGGGATTAAACAAGCACACCGCCCGAATGCCCAGCGAGTCGAAGCTAGGGTATCCGATCTCCCCGGTTTGCGGGTTGATGACATCAATGGCCACGGCCTCGCCGCGTGAACTGTCGGGGCCGACCAGCACCATTTTTTGATCGTCAATAACGAGATCGGCGCCGATTGTGTCGGCTACCCACTTGCTTTTTGTGATCGGGTCGCCGTTAATCGTGCAATTCGTCAGGCTCGATGTTATGCCTGCCGATTCGTATTGCAGTCCCGCCTCACCCGCAAAAGCCTGCATCAGGCTGTCAACAGTCTGCTCCCCCTTCACTGCCACGGGAGGTGACGGGATCAGCTTCGGATAGGCGGCTGAAATGGCTTCAAGCCGCATCACCGGGGACGGTGCCGCATTCATGTCCGGCGCCGCGTTCATGATCTCGCCTTGAAAGACAACGGCCAACTCGCGCCCCTCTTCGCCTGCGGCAATCTCAAGCACGTTCCGGCGTAACGACAGCGCATCAAAAGACAGCATCGTGAGCTGCGTCATTTGATCCTGCGACAGGCCCCAAATCGCAACCTGCGCCTTCGGAAGTTCGGGCGCCCCCTGCTTCTGAATCCGAACGGCTATCGCGTTCTCCGTGAACGTCATCTGCGAGCCGCTTGAGCCGCCATCATCCATCGTGATGCGGATGCGGATAATCTTTCGCGTGTAGCTACTCATTGGCCGCCTCGTAGACCAAAATCCACCGGTCGCCCAGTCCGCCATACTGCGGGCGGTCGTTGCCCTGCGTGTCAACCCAATAGAGCCTAGTCCGCGCCACGGTCTGCGCGAAAGGGATCACGCGCCCGCGTGCAACCGCCAGCGCGTTATCGACAACCCGCACGCCGTCAACCATCAACGAGGTATAAATAAATGCCCCGTTTTGGCGTACCGTCACGCGATAATTTTGCCCGTTGACGACAGCGCTCACCGTCTGAAACGGCACGGCAGACAGAGGAATTTGCATCCAGCTCATAAAAGGCCCTCGGCAAGTTTTGCGGCCAGCGTCTTCGGTTGCACCTTCCCGGTGCTCACTTCGTCCGAACTCGTCGGATTGCGCGGCGACCAAACGACTTTTCGCGTGCCGGTCTGAACCGCCCGGATCGTGATAAAGCCCAGTTCGACGATCAGAGAGCTTGCGTTCTGCGTTACCGATCGCGACTGGCTGATTGTCTCAAGCGCGAGATTTTCGACCACGAAATACGGCGTCACGAGTTTGCAAAGCGAATCGGTGCCAATGGCCTGCTTCAGACTCCGCAGCGCATTTAGGGCTTGTGTCTGAATCGACGGATCACCGTCAAGCGCAAGCGATAGCGACACGGCATCAGGTGCCTGCACCTTGTTATAAGCCGCAAGGTTGCCGCCTTCTAAAGGCTCCGTAAGCACGCGTGCGGCCTCCGCAAGCGAGCAGGACACAATGCCGACGTAATCGCAAACAGGCCGATCAGAAGCGTTGAGAATCGCCCACGTTGAAAAGTCCTGAGCCATTCAGTCCCTCACTTCAAATTGACGCCGCGCGTCGACTGGCCGATAAGTTCCGCCTGACGGTTGAAGCCTCCTGCGACCGTGGCGCCGATGGCTCGGCTGATCGCCTGCGCGTTGTCTCTTGTCTCGATGTTGTTCACGACATTCATGCTCGCGTTAGTGACGACGTTGGGAGCCGCGGCCTTATATGCCGCCTGCTTCACTACGACAATCTCACGCTCGCGGGTGCTCGTGGGCTGTTTCTTCTCCTCGTCGCCGGCCTTGTCGCCGCTGAAACCGAGGAATTTCCCGATGCCGCCAAAGAGCCCTTTAATAGGTTCGCCAATCTTCTTTTTAATGAGATCGGCGGCGTCATCGAACCACCCTGTGAGCGTCTGCCATGCCGTCTTAAGCGCCTCAATGATCGCGTCCGGGATAGCCGTAAAGACTGAGGCGATGCCCTTGCCGACCTTTTTCGCCGTCCGCCAAAGCGTGTTAAAGCCGATCACAACGCCGTTAATGGCGGCTACCAGCCCGACGATAACGACCGAAACGGCCTTAAAGACAAGCGTCAGGGCGCCGCCTAAAAGCGGCTTGATCTTGTCCCACAGCCAAGAAAAGCCCTCGCCGAGCGTCTTCAGGCTCTCGCGCAACTCTTCGATGTCGGCGGCACCGGCGCCCATCTTCTTAAGCATTCGCTCAATAAGGCTGTCGGCGCCTTGGGCGAACCCAATCAGGTCGTCAATAGCGAGCACTAGGGCCGCTACGCCTGCCGCGATTACCGTTACCGGCAGGGCCGCCATCTTGACGGCCACGCCAAAGGCTCGCACGGCAATAATCGCGTTCTTAATTGCATTCAGGTTTTTAAGCCCAAACACAAGACCGAACCCGACCGCGAGCAGGGCAAAGGCGCGGGCGTTCTCGCGGATAATCCCGACAAGGCCGCTTAAGCCGTCAAGCACCTTTGTGACGCCCGGAAGCACCAGCCGCACGAACACATTGCCGACGTCTTGCGCCGCAATCTTAAAGTCCATCCACGCGACTTTGAACGCGCGGGCGTTTCGACTGTCCTGCGCGGTAAAAGCCGTCTTGCGGTACTTCGCCATTAAGGCATCAAGCGCCTTTTGTCCTTGCAGGAAAATGGGAATGGCATCGAGCGCCACGCCCTGCGCCTGTAAGAAGCGCTGAGCCGCCCCGCGACTCATCCCCTCGACTTTGCTCGCAAGCTGAAACACTTCCTCAGCCGGTCGCCCGGACTGCTGGTAGTAAGCCTTCATCGAGGCAAAGATTGATTCGGCAGAACCCCCGGCGGCCTCTGCGGCCTTCCCGAATGCGTCAAGCTCGCGCACCGACACGCCGAGTTGCATCGACAGCCTAGCAAGCGATTCCGACTTATCGACATAGTTGCTGAATGTCTGCGCACCACCGGCCACCAGCCCGAAGGTAGCGGCCAACAGTCCGAGCTTCGAGCGCACCAGCTCAATGGCGGGCGCAGCACCCTTGAAGGAGTCGGAGATAGCCGCGGCGGCTTCTTTCGACGCTTCACCGAGCTTTTGCACGCGTTCGCCAGCACGCGAGAACGAGAGCGCAGAAACGGCGCCCGTGTCTTTCGACTGCGTGCCGACCGCTTCAAATTGCTCCTTTGCCTTTGTCGCAAAGCTCTCGACCTTCCCACGAACGGCATCGACGCCCTTGGCAAACTCCTTCGCGTCAAGCCCGATGGAAATCAGTAATTCGTCAATGACAGACATCAATCATCCCTGCGGCTTGCAAGCCATTCGTGATAGTTCTGCAAGGTCAAAACCTCGTCGAGGTCGTAGACGTCTTGCAGGCTGTAATAGGTTTGAACCTCCCGCAGGCTCGCGAGCCGCGAGGAAACGGCACGACCGCAAACCGGCGGGAGATTCGCTAGTGCCGACGTTCCTTTGACTTTTAGCAGGTCAGAACGCCACGCATCGTGGAGAGGAAGTTCGAGAACCCGCCTTTGCCGAAAAAACCGAAATTCGCCTGTACGGCCGCCGTCTTCAGAAGAAAGACGGTCGTCGGGTAGTCAATCTTCCCGTCAAGCGTGTCGGCGTCAACCGGAATGGTCGCCCCGCCCTGCACGATCTCACAGCACGAAAGCAGCTCATCCCAAAGCGGCGCAACCTTGTCATAGTCGACGGAGGAAAGCGCCTTGACGATCTCCGTCGCGTCGGCGTCTTTCGTCAAAGACGACAGGCCGCCGCCCAGCGCGAACGCCGCACGGATCAGCCAACGTTCCGCCTTAAGGGCAGACATCGGCGTAATCTTGAACGTAAATTTGCGCTCTCCGTCTTGGAGTGTGATGGTTTTGGCCTCGCGCATTACTGGCAGTCCTCAAACGTCATTTGAACCGTCACCGGGTCTTGCACGCGGTTGGCGGCAGGCATCGGCATCATCTGAGTAAAGACGCCGTTGACGAACTGATAGGTGCGGTCAGTCGCCGGGTAATACACCGTCAGTTCGACGCCAAGTGGCGTTTTAAGTGACTTCTGCAGGGCCTGAGCCTCGCGCAGATAGGCAATCGCGGGCGCGGTCGGCTGAAGCGTCAGATTGACCACATAGGGATTCGGCGTGTAGCCCTTAACGAGATGGCCGTCAAGCGTCATGTCCGCCTGCACTTCCTGCACGGCGTCGGCGGCAATACCGGCATCCGTCGAGAACTGCGTCAGCTGAATGCCCGACGGGCAGACGTTTTCGATTTTGAGCCATGCGACTACGTTCGCTGAGGTCTTGTTATTGAACGGCATTTATATGCTCCTAAAAGGCCGCTCCGAAAAGCGGCCATGTGACATTTACAGGGCTGCGGTTACCGGCAGGTCGACCTTCTGAATCGAACCGCCGTAAGCGTAATAAAGCTGAGAGATCGGGGCGCCGCGCTGAGCGCGAACGGACGCGCCCGGATCGAGCACCTGCAAGAAATATCCCTTGCTTTGCAGTTCGCGCGGTGCCTCTTCGTTGCCCGTTTCCTGCATGATCTGAGCTTTCTGACTGTCGCTCAGGCTGATGCCCGCGTCAATGACGCCCGCATTCAATGCCTGCGTGATCGGGTCTTGGCACCACGATTTGAGCATAGTGTAGCCCGTCGCATTGTAGGGCGCACGGTTGACCGTAGCGAAGCCCTTCATAATCGAGGTCTGCAACTTGGAGCGAAGCCAAATAGAGCCGATCAACGTGTCATAAAACCCGTACATAGCCGGGTTGCAGAGGGCGCCGCGGTTCGTGAACTGGAACTGATCATTACGCGTGGCAAACTGGCCGATATAGGAAACGGAAAGAGCGTCAAGCGCCTGAGCTTCCTGCTCTGTCGTCACCGTCGGCGTCAGGCCGCTTGCCGTCTTGCCGAAGATAACCTTCATGCCCTGCGTCGCATCCCATTTGATCGTGGCAGGGTAGGCCACGGCAAAAGCCGCCGTCACGTTGTTCTGCGCGTAGATCGGGAAGGTGCAGTTATAGCGATCCTTCATCGCGTAGGCGATAGTCGATTCCTGCGTGAGGGTGCTCGTCATCTTCGTGTCGCTCGACCAAAAGACATACACAAAATCGTCTTCGATGTCGGCCCACGCGGCATAGGCTTCGGCCTCGGCCTTTTCCGTGACTTCCCACAGGGTCGTGAACTGCGCCCAGTTGGACGTGACGGAGCGGACGGCGTCAAGTGTAGCCGCTTCGGTCTGAGCCGCAGCACCCTGCGAAAGGACGGCACCCGCGGCCTGCGTCAGATTGAGCTTCGCAGAGAGGTCAGTACCACCTTCGCCCGCCGAGGCATAGCCCACGGTAGACGTGGCGCCCTTCGTCGTCGATGTGAACGTAAATGTCTGCGTGTTCGAATCGTAAGATCCCGTGCAACCGGTCAGGGCCGTGGCAATCTTCGTAGCGACATCCGAGAGAGATGTGGCGCCCGAGAGATCAACCGTTGCGGCGGTCTTTTCTGCGCCGTCAATGGTGAGCTTCATGGCGCCGTCTTTGATGGCCTTGAATGCGGCCAAGTCGGCGGAAACCCTTGCGCCTCGAATCCACGCGGCGCAATCTTCATTGATGCGGCGCCCAATCACGAGCGCAGTCGGTGCCTTCTGCTGATTCGTCAGGCCCGTGAAGTACTGCTGAGAAAAGCGAGCTTCATCGGAGTCCGGGCCGAAGAAATCGGACACGGCGGAGGCTGAGGCGAAGGCGACGGCCGGGGCCCCGGTCGGCAGCAGTGCGCTCTTTGTGAGCACCATGCCGTTCGTTTCAAGATCGGAAGCGCCCGCGCTGATGGTGCGCGGCGTGATCGCGACAAGATAACCAGCTGGAATTGACATTTTTTACCTCATGGTTTGAATTTCGTGTCGACGTTTATCACATCGACAATTGCGGTTTTGAAAAAATCCTGCGCGAGTTTCACGCGCTTCCAATAGCCCAAGTGCAGAACGAGAGTCCACCGGCTCACGTACTGTTTGGAATCCATCACGGCGGTCAGGTTCTGAACGTTTTCGGCAAATAAACAGTCAATGCCGAACGCTAAGAAGTGTTGCACGCCGAAATCAGAACGTGCGACCGTTTCATAGGTCTGAGCACGCTCCAATGCGTCGAATATGTTCGTCGAATAGACGTCAATCTGAATATCTAGATTGACGTACTCGGCAAGCTCCATCACCTCATCGCCGTCAGGCTTCCAGCTCTCAATGTTTGAGCCGCTTCGGGACTGGCGAATCGGGGTAACAATGCAGAAGTCGTTGCCGTCCTTCGGGAGCGTTCTATTGTTGCCGAACCCGTCAAGGACGTGCATCTCGTCCGTGATGGCCGGGGCCGCGAAGTTGTAGCAGAACTTAATGCACGCGTTCAGTATGTCGGCCTGCGATATGTCTTTAACTGCCGCCATAGGCTGGCTCCTTTACTTTGAAGCGCGGCGGCACCGTCTGCAAAACGGCCTGCACGCATACCCATCCTTCATGCGTGAAATCCTCAATCACGGCATCGACCAGCCAAAAGGCTCCGCGATCGTCCTTGAGCAAATCCCCCGACCTGCCGAGCAGGCGCCACGACGCCCACGGGCGCGAAGAAGCGTCATCCGTCGCGCGAAGGTATACCCTGCGAACGGTCGTCGCCTCATTGATGCGCTCGGTCTTAATGATCTCGTCGGCCTTGATGCTCTGCCATTGGCCAAGCACCGGCACCGGCCCAGCGAACACGGGGAGTAAGTCGCCGCGCTCTCCGCGCTCCTGCTCCCCCGTCATCGTGTAAAGCTCGGCGGGTAGATCGCGAGCGACGGCGGTTATCGCGCCCCGCACCACAGCGTGTAAATTCATTTCTTCCGAACCTCGCTGCTAATCGACCTAATCAGGGATGTTGTGTCAATCAAGGGCGCCGCCGGGTTCTCCCTGCGCTTGCGCTCCTTGGCTTCAATCGTCTCGGGTGAAAGCGGCTCAAAGTCGCCGCGCTTAATCGTTGCGATTATGTCCGCACGCATCACGCGCCCAACAACGCCTAACACTTCCTCGGCCCTTCTGATGCCTCGTCTCTTCACACCTATGGCGAGCTGTTCGCGCCACTCCGTTTTGTGGCCCTCGACCGTTTGCCGAAGGAAGGGACGCGCAGGCATCTTTGATGTGCCGTATTCAAGCGCCAGCCCGTAGGCGGCCACGCTTTCCCCTGTGTCGGAATTTGTGGCGCCACCAAGCACCCCCGCAACGACTTCCAGCTTGCCTTTTCGGGCGGCCTTCGCAAGCTCTTGCAAGCCGCCCTTCGAGTAGACGACCTTGACGCGCATTTAACCACCCATATAGATGGGCTGGACGCCAAAATACAGCGGCCCTTGTGCATAGCGCTTGAGAATTACCCACGCCTGCGCCCCGCACTTCGTCGAGTTCCACCACGCGGGGTTGGAGGTGTCGACCATGCCGCCAAACCCGGCGCTCACGGAGCCTTCGCCAGCAGTCTGCAAAGGCCCCGCCTGCTGATCGCCCCAAATGTATGACTGCGTGGCGATGTGGCAGGTCAGGAGGGTGAGAACAACCGCCCGCGTTTTAATGGGCGGCTGTGCGTCGGGATCGTAAGGAATCGCGCTGTCGTCGTCGTTGCCGATCAGCTCCGCCGCCTGATCAAAGCACGCTTCAAGCATCTCATCAGTAAAGCGCGTGATATCGGAAAATGCGGGGTATACCTCTCGGAAGGTCTCGGGATCGAACACGACGGCAGTCATTGCGTTATTCCTTGTGTGAATTCTTTTGAGGCATCGGGTCGTCGCCCGTCTTTTCGTCGGCGTGGTCAATCGCGAAATTCAAGCCCTGCGCCTCGCTCTTCTTTTCCTTAATGCGCCCGGATGCGAACCACGGGCCATAAGCCTGACCGAGTTCGGCCTTCACCTGCTCCCATAACGCACGATCGACAACCGTCACGCCGTAACCACCGGCAGGCAGTGCGCCGCCCGAAGCGTTCGCGAGATATACGCCGTTGCCGTTAATGGTGACGCTCTTGCCGTTACTCAGCGTGAACTTCTGAGAGATGCGGGAGCGGAAAAGGATCGTGACTGTATCCGACGTCTTGGCAGTGTTGCCGACGCTCACCGTGGCGCCGTCTTCGCTGATTACCTTGACTTTCGGAGCGCTCGGAGCACGCTTTACTTTAGTTTCCTGATTGGCCATTTTTTCTGTTTCCTTAAAAATTGAACGGGGAGAGCGTCAGCCCTCCCCGGGGCATGATCAATCTGACAACCTTGTCAAATTGATCCGGTCATTACGACTTCTGAATACCCGTCATCGTCGCAACAGCGAACGGACGGAACAGCAGACAGCCGGTCGTAGACGATGCCCACTTCTGAGACATGGAAGAGTGCTCGACGAGAACCGGATAGGTCTTCAGTTTTTCGAGGAAGCCGAATTTAGCCGTCGGCCGCCCTGCGATTTCCGTCGCGATCAGCATGGCTTTGCACACGCCTTCTTCATCCTGAAGCTGCGGGAGAGAAATAATCTCAAGGCTCGGGAAGAAGCCCTTAAGGGTCTGCAGAACCGGCGCGACGCCGAGCGTCGTCGTCTTGGCGAGCTGTCCCATAATGGACGGCGGCACCACCAGCTTGAGTTTGCTGTTAAAGCTCACATAGCCATTGGACGCGGCGGCGATCTGATTGAACATCGAAAGGATGTCGTTATAAATCTCGTTCGCGTCCTTGTCGGCCCATGCCGTTTTATTCGTGCCGACGGTAGCGGGCGACAGTGCGGCGGGCAGTGCCGGGTCGTTCAGCAGGCCATAAATAGACATACCGCTCACGCCAAACAAGTTGTAATTGTTGGCGTCGATTTCGATCGCGGTTGCCGCGGCGCGCTGTTTTTCAGACAGCAGATTGATCTTCTGAGCCGTCGCGATGTCTTCTTCCAAGTCGCCGATCTGAATAAAGGTCTGGAACTTGTAGGTTTCGCGGGTCACCTGCTCGATGTTGGCTTCAGACAGCAGGCCGCGACCGTAGTCGCTGTATGCCGTCGTCTGACCAACGTATTCAACGGCCGGGAACATCGTCTGAACGTCCTTCCAGTCGCCGCGCTTTTCTTCGGAGAAAATCTCCGTAGAGTTGCGGGGAGCCTGAAGGATTTCGACAATCTCAGGGCTATAGTAGGTTGCAAACAGAGCAGGGGTCTGCACGTTGGCGACGGTCTGCAAAGCAGCATCCATCGCGATCTCGGCAGTGCCGTTCTGAGTCGGAAGAAAACGCCCGTTGCCCTTGCACAGGTCAAAGCCGAGGCGTTCCATGGTTTCACTTCGTGCCATTTCAAATCCACCTTCAAAAAAAGATTAAGACGCGGCCATCGGAGGCACGACATTGGGCTGCTGGTTGCTGATCAGCACAAGGGACTTCGCTTCCGTGCCCAGCACATTTTCAACGACGAAATTCGTCATCGTGTAGCCATCCTTCTTGGCGTTGCCCGTCTGCGTCGTGACAGAGCCGTCAGTCTGCGAGGCGAGCACGTAATCGCCCACCTTGGCGCTAGCGTTCTGCGCGACAACCCAAAACTTGCCATTCGTGGCGATCTGCGCGAAGGCGCCTTTAGGAACGACCATCGCATTCGCAGCAGTCACTTCGCCCGTGATGTACTGGCGGGTGTAAACGACGATGCCGCGCAGGATGCCGGTTCCGGCCTTGTTGACCTTCGTGCCGCCGGCGGTGCCGTCTGCGAAGCAGAAATTACCAACCGTCAGATCAGAGGCGGCCTGATAGGTCTGCGCCGTGTAGTGCGTTTCAACAACGCTCGCGGGCATACCCGCAATCGCGGGGGCAAGCCCCACATTTACTTTGGACTGGAGAGCCATTTGCCCATCTCCTTATCGAATGAACTGCTTCAAAAAATCCTCGTCGCTCTTGGGCGCCGAATCCATTGCACCGCTCGGGGCGGCGGTCTTGACCGACTGCAAAGCGGCAAAGACGTGTTTGGCGGCGCTGGCCGGGACGTTCTTGACGCCCATCGCCTTGACGGCGTCGAGATAGATCGCGTCGGCGCTGTCGTATGCCATCGGGTCGACGTTGCCCAGCACGGACTTGACTTCGGTCGCCGCGCGGTACTGAGCAGACAACTGCCCGCGCACCGTCTTGGCAATCATGGCCGCGTCCATGGCGCCGCCTTCGGGCTTGGCTTCGCCCGCGTCTTCGTCTTCGGCCTTGGCTTCGTCCTTAGGCTCGTCAGCGTCTTCGGCGCCTTCGGGCTTGGCAGGCTCTTCGTCTCGCGTGCCTTCCGTTTCCTGCACGGCCGCATCGGCCTTGCTTTCTTCGAACTTCGCGTGAGATTCAGCAAAAGCGCGCACCAGTGCGTCCTTCTGCTCGGGCGTCAGTTCAACGCCTGACTCGTCGATAGTCTTGCGTGCAAACTCCGTGAAGTCGTCACACGCCCCATCAACCTTTGTTTCTTCACTCATGGTGATTCCTCTAGGTTTTTCGTCAGAGACATAGCAGTAGGGAGCTCTACCCTCGTGAACAAGTGCAACGTGATTGCAAGCGAGATCGCGCATCACGAAGTCATAAGCAAGCCCGTCCGGAGTCTCCCCGGGCGTGAAATCGGGCTTATATCGGTATCCGCAACTGAGGTCGCGCAGTGTGCCGTCCTCAATCGCGGAAATTGCTTTTTCATCCCACACGCTCAGCGCGTTGGTTATGTACGGCGGCTCCCACTTCGCGCTGGTGCCGACGGTGCCAACGCGAAGCTCCTTGTTCGGGTGCTCCGCGCTGTCAAACTTGTGTTCGATCAAAAGCGGCACGCCGTTGAACGTCGACAGTGCCGCCTTAAGCTCGTCAGGGTTACGCCAGCCGTAATAGATTCGGTCAGGGTCTAACTGCCGCTCTTCCCATCCCGGAATCTCGCGCCCGTAGTATGGCGCCACGTGGTCGCGGGTTAAATTCGATGTCTTGACCTGCAAAAAGCCGTTTTTGTCGCGCGTCCGCGCTGACTCCATAACGACCTTCTCATCAAGCGCTAAGAGTTCTTTTTCCATAGCTTTCTACTCAATAGTGGACGATACGTACATTGGCAATTGTGAACCACGGTATTATTAACAATGTACCAATTAACCGACGTTTGGAGGTTGTACAC